CATTGAAGAAGCAATTGCTTCACCCCTCGCACGCTCATATTTGGAAATCTTACCATCTTTATCAAGATCTGATTTTGTAGCGTCAAATCCATGATCTGGATCTTCTTGATCTTCCATTTCGATATCCTCCATACCACCTTTGATTGCCTTAACAGTACTGGAAAGGTAAGCAGCTGGCAATTGATATTCTTCCATTGCACTAAGTTGCTTAACAAACGATTCGAGTTGCTCGATAGTATTAATTTTTGGAGCAAACTTCTTAATCTCACTAAGAACATCCGGTGAAATATCTTCACCTCCAGGAAGGTCTTCCAATTCTTGAATAGCCTTAGCAAGTGATGCTTTAATAATAAGCTTTTCATCAGAGATAACATCAGCAAGCGCGTCATCCATCTCTTTCCCGGATTTAGCGGCACGTGCTTGAGCAGCTAACTCTTGAGCAGCGGCTTGAGCAGCATATTTTTCTTCCCGTGAGCGGTTAGCACCCATACCTGAAATAAAATCATCTAAAGTACTTTCAATCTTCTGTGAAATTTCATCTGATTTAGCATTAATTGCATCTTGGTTATCTTGTAGTACTTTAAGCATGGCTTGCTTTTTACCGGTAAAGCCTTTACCCATCTTAACAACATTTAACTCCTCTTCGGAAATAACATCTAGGTTAAATAATAACTCTCTGATAAATCTTATGGTGTCTAATGGTGCAGAACTTAACCCTGCTGATCGCATTTGCTTAGTAACACCGGTAGCACCAGGAACTAAAGCCTCCACAGGAGATTTTCTTGCTTCATTTAAAGATTGTAACCTGGTGTAGAAGTTATCGAACGAGCTCATTGATATTATTTATTAACACTAGTGTAAAATACATTAAAAAATTGCAAATAAAAGGAACTTAGTTATAATTAATATAGAATATGAAGCTGAGTTATAAGGATTTCAATAATATGAATGATAAAGAGCTACGAGCTCTGCCAGGAGTTGGTAAGTTAACCGCAAAAAACATTGTCGGTATGCGACCGTATCGTAGTAGTGAGGATCTTTTTAAAGTACGAGGTCTTGGTAAGAATACTCTAAAGAAATTGGGTATTGAGAAGAAGAAAAAGAAACGTAAGCGTTGGATTGAAGTTGATGGAGTGCAATATCCGCACTATACATTCGCTTATCATGAAGTTACTGGTGTAATGGACTTCTTCTGGAGGATACCTCGTGAGTTTAGACTTTATTATGGTAAAATAGAAGAAAGTAAGGAACTAACAGCACGAATACGCAAAGATATGGACATCCAACTGGAAAAACTATAGGGTTAGATTAAATTATAGTATAATGTGTGCGATTTTTGGAGCTCCAGAGAAATCTATGCTAGAGGTATTATATGCCGCTAATCAAGATCGTGGAACTTTTGCTAGTAGCTACGTACAACTTACGTATGACGATCAATTTATATACAAGAAACAAGGTGAAATTGATTTTAATGTAGTTAAGGGCTCTAAGCAAGCAAAATATAATTGTGGTCATGTTCAAGCCCCCACCTCAGCCATGAGAGAGTGGTCATATGAAACATCACATCCATTTGATACAATGTCATGGATGGTATTTCATAATGGGGTCATTACTAACGATCGTGATATACGTAAAAAGCACTTACCGTTTATTGAGAATCCGGTAGATACATCTATAATAGCAAATTTATTACAGAAGTTTATGGAAGACAGTAGGAGTAAATCTACTAATCCTGTTAGTTACATTAGAAAAACGTTAGAAGAGCTATCTGGATCGTTTGCGCTATCTATTATTGATTGTGATACTAACGAGCTATATATTGCTCGGGTGGGTTCAATATTAAATTACAATAATAAAGGGTGTTATTCAACTATGCCCGGTAAAGGTTATAAAGAGCTAAAAGAAGGTGAGATTAGACGTTTAGATAAAAGGACGTTGAGGTTTAACAAGGTTGGAAACTTTAAACACGACTCACCATTTCTATTTATTTGAGATGAACAATAAATTATTTATATGTGTCGCAACTAAGGGTAAGAAGGAAGATACTCTCATTTGGCAAACGAAAGATGATGACACTGAGGTATTTTTCAAAGAGCATAATAAGAAACCGCTACAGCAGGTTTACAATAAAGCTATTGATTTTGCAATAAAGGAAAATGTTGATCATATTATTTTATGTCATGATGATATAATTCTAGAAAATTTTGATTATGATAAACTAAAAGATCATTTTAAGAATTATGATGTGTTGGGAGTAGCTGGTGCATCGCAAATTAAAGTACAACAACCTACACTCTGGCATTTAATGGGTGGTGGTTTTGGTAGTAGTCATTTACATGGTGCTGTTGCTCATTTACATGGCACTCAAAAGTCTATGACTGCTTTCGGATCTTACCCACATCAGTCTGTAATAATGGATGGTGTGTTTCTTGCTATATCTCGTAAAGCATTTAAAAAAATTAGGTTTGACGAGACATGTCCAGCTGGGTTTCATTTTTACGACTTATCATATACACTTGATGCGTCATTGGCTGGGTTTAAATGTGGTGTTATTGATGCGTATGTTACTCATGCATCACCTGGGCTTAGAGAGTTCACAAAAGATTGGACAGATGGTCAAACATGGTTTTTAGATAAGTATAAAAAGTATGTTGGTAAAACTGTGCAGATATAGTTGATTCTTCAAAGTAGTTTATTATTATAAGTGGGATGGGTAAGCTAAATCTCGACTATTTTGAAAACGTGTTGATGTATAATGCGTTAACAGATAGCGGCTATTTGTCGACTATAGCTGATATCGTACAACCAGAATACTTTAAGAGTAAAGACATAGCTAGTGTTTTTACTATCATTAAAGACTTTAACGATAAGCGTAACGAGCTACCAACTACGACGGAGATTAAGCAATATCTAGTAACAGACGAGCAAAAAGATTCGTTCAAAAGGTTAGTTACCTCTTTTTCTGAGATTGATAAAAACATTAATAAGGATGAGCTGATTGAGAATACAGAGCAGTTCTTAAAAGAGAAAGCAGTATACCATACGATGCTAAAAGCTGCAGAAGATATTTCAGCCGGCGATGTTGATACTTCTGTTATTTTAGATAAGTTTGAGAAGAGTTGCAATATTAGCTTAGTAACCGATTTAGGTCTTGGCGTTAAGTCAAATATTGACGATATTATTGCTGACTTAACTACAGTGGAGGATAAAATTCCTTCTACCTGGGAGTGGTTAGATGATTCTTTAGATGGTGGCTTCTTACAAGCTGGTAAATCGTTATACGTCTTTGCAGGTGAAACTAATATTGGTAAATCTATATTTTTAGGTAATATAGCATCTAATATTGCTAAGCAAGGTAAAAACGTATTGTTAATTACGTTAGAGATGTCTGAGCTACTTTATGCAAGACGTATTTGTACTAATATTTCCAAGATACCTATGAAAGAGATGGCGGTTAATGGCTCGTCGTTAAGAGCAGCTATTACTGAATCGCCTGGTAATATCTACATTAAGGAATTTCCACCATCTACTATCACTCCTAATACTATTAAAGCCTTTGCAAAGAAGTTTACTGATCAAGGCATTAAGTTAGACGCGATTGTTATTGACTACCTCAATCTCATTCATAGTCCTATAGGCAATAACTCCTATGAGCGTATTAAGAATGTAACTGAGCAGGTAAGAGCTATTAGTTACGTATTCAATTGCCCTATTATTAGCGCTACTCAGTTGAATAGAGCTGGCTTTGATCAAGACAATCCCGATCTTGCTACTATCTCTGAATCGATTGGCTTGGCTGCTACTGCAGATGTTATTATGTCGATTTTCCAGAACGATGAGGATAGAGACTTGGGTATTATTAGACTTGGCATGATGAAGAACCGTTACGGCCCACGTGGGATGACGCAGCCTATGCGTATAGATTATTCTACATTAACTATCGAGCAAGCGGATGATATTGATCTAGAGGAAGACGATTCAATGCTTAATACATTGGCTGGACTTTCAAGAAGTGTGCAGTAAATAAGTATGTGCACATCATTATCTTCACAGATACAGACCTAGACGGTGCGGGCTCCGCATTACTACTGAACAGATTGTATGAAGGTCATGATGTAATTACTGTTGAAACAACTGAAGCAACCATTCTCAACGAATTTAAAAGTCGGTGGAATACATTAGATCATTTTGATAAAATATTTGTTTGTGATCTTTGTTTAAATGAAGAACAAGCAGAAGCAATTAATAGAGATAATGTTGTTGTTATTGATCACCATGAATTACATGTACCTTTTGCATCGAAATATACAAAGGCTAAATCAGTAGTAACAGAATATAGTTCATGTACCAAGTTAATTGCTGATAAGTTTAAGTCTAAACTTAATTTAGATAGTAGATTAGAAGCACTAATAAATTTAATCGATCAATATGATTGTTGGTCATTTGACTTTCCGAATGAGTTAGAACCAGCTAGGTTAAATGCTATTTATTATACATATAATAAACCAAAATGGGAGAAGTTTATTACCTCCTTTAAAGATGGGTTGCGTGAGTATAATATACATGAGAAAAATTCAATTAAATTATTTTTTAAGAAGTTTGCAGAGCAATTAAATAACCCAAAATTTGTAGGTAATGTAAAGGGTTACAAAGTTATATCAACATTTGTTAGTTCACATATTAATGAGGTAGGACATTATTTAGTTAATAAGTATGATGCTGATATTGCAATAATGGTGAACTTAGACAAGCATTTAGTATCATTTAGGAAAAATCCTGGATGTAAAGCTGACCTTTCTGTGATAGCTGTAAATTTTTGCGACGGAGGAGGTTCACATAAATTAGCTGGCGGTAAGTTAACAGAAAAATTTATGAATTTTAGTAAAACATTTCAACCATTACAATGAGACAGCCAAGTGTACCATCACCCTCTGGGGATATCACCAAGCGAGAACTTGAGCATTTATTGCTTTGCTTTTGCACGTTCTGTTGCCTACTAAAAGGTAAAAGATTATCGCTTCAAAACATTTTTGTTTTAGTTCTAAAGGAAGAAAAGATTAGAAAACTACTTAAAACACTTTTAACAGTTGATAATGACTTTGAAATGGTTACAATGTTTATAGAGTTTGAGCCTCAAATAGCTGAGTCAAAATATATCACAAAGTATCTAAATCAAAATAAGCGAATATTTCAAAATGATAACTGAACGAGAAAAAAGCATATATAATAGTTATTTATATGCTTCTCGTTCAGCACAAAACAAGCCAACCCGGTTTCGTAAAGATTTTTCTAAGCTAAAAGATACAGATTTTGTAGCATTAAAAAAACTTTCTGCATTTTTAGCAAAGCATAACCATATTAATTATAGAGATTGGTTTGCCGCACCATATGAAGTATATTCAAAAGATGAATACTTTGATCTTAAGTTCTTTAACTCCCGTAAAGCATTAAAATGTTACTCTCTCTATATGAAAGAGAGGGAAATGTCTAATCCAGACAATGAAGATACAATTGAAACGGTAAAAGAAGGATTTAGGTTTATTGCTAAATACTGCATAAGGAACTCTCTTACAATAGAAGAGTATACAGAACATTATACCAACAATATGCCCACTTGCCTATTGCATTTGCAAGAACATAGGTTAAACTTCTATACATTACATGCCCTTAAAGTCGAATCTACAATTAAAGCCATTGAAAAAGATGTGCTCGACTTTATTGTTAAAGATTTCCAAACAATTTTCGCAAGTACGCGAACAAAATTCTACGGCTCAGCAATATTAAAAGCAAAAGCCAGAGAAACAAAACAAAAAGTAAAACTAATAGTTGAAAACAAAAAGTAATAAAATAAAATTAAAAAAATATGAGTGCGTTTAATATGTCTATGTTCGAAAGTATCAAAGGTGCTTTGGCTTCAAGTAGTGAAGGTAAGTCAAAGTTCTCTGAGATTATGCAAACCAAGCCTGGTAATACGTATACTGTAAGACTTCTACCTGATGGTAAGTCTCCTGTAGATACGTTTTTCCATTATTACAATATGGGGTGGAATTCATTCGCTACCGGTCAGTATGTTCAGGCTCTAAGCCCACAAACATTCGGTGAACGCTGTCCTATCAACGAGGAACGTTTCCGTTTGTCTCGTACTGGTTCGGATGATGAAAAGGAAAAAGCATCCGCTCTTCGTCGTACAGAAAAGTGGTTAGTTAATGTATATGTTGTTGACGATCCAACTAATCCAGAAAATAATGGTAAAGTAAAAATGCTTCGTTACGGTAAACAAATTCACAAGATTATTACCGAAGCTATCGAAGGAGAAGATGCAGCGGAGTTTGGTGCTCGTATTTTCGATCTTAGTGATGAGGGTGTTAGCTTTAAAGTTAAGTGTGAACAGCAAGGAGATTATCCTACATACGTTTCATCTCGCTTTACTTCGGCAGGTAAATTAAACTTGACTGAAGAACAGCAGAATGAAATATACGGTCAAACGCATACTCTTAAAGAGACATTTCCGATTAAGTCGACTGATGAACTGACTGTAATGCTTAATGAGCATTTTCATTGTAAAGCAGATGAGCCGGAAGCTACACCTGCTACTCCAGGAGATACGCCGCCATGGTCAGCTCCTACAGAGCCAGTCGCCGCTCCAGTCGTTGAAGCATCTCCTGTTGAAAGTTCAGTTGAGGATGATATTGATGAACTACTTGCTGATCTTTAATTATGGAACAAATGACACCAGAGGCTAAAGCTGCTGTTATGCAGTTGATGGGCCAAACCTATGGGCAGGTTAAAAAGCAAGATGAAATGCTTGTTGGGTCATCTGGAAACCTCGCTCCAAAATCTACTGAAATAAAAACTATGGTAGAAAATTTAGTACGCACACCAGTAGTACCAGCTAATCACCAGCCACAACCTCAACAGGCACCTCAACCCGTGCCTGATCAATCAGTGGTATCTACACCAGTTGCACCAGCCCCAATTACCCCAGAGCAAGCAATGGCAGAACTTCAGCAAGTAGCTGCTCCAGCAGCTGCTCCAGCAGATCCAGCAATTGGTATACGTTCCGCAGAAACAATGGAGTTTGACTTTAGTGAGCCATCAGCCATTGATAAGTTAGTAGAGCTACAGAAGGAAACTAACTTGCTATTGAAAGGTATTAAGCTACAATTAGAGAGTAGTAATGTCCGACCAAAACGTAAATCAGCTAAAGCTAAAGTCGCCGATTGACTTCGTCGCTTATTTGGATTCTTTATCCAAGATAAGTGAGAGTTCTATTGTAACGGTAGATCGTGACAAGATGTCGAGTCTTGTTGCGTCTACTGACAATACTCTAATACTATGTGCAGAGTATAGAGTACCATCGAGTTTTTATTCAACTCTTAATATCCCTGATGTTAAGAAGTTAACACGGGTACTTGATACTATTAGTGATGAGGAGATTGATCTTATAATTAACTCGAATAATATCGCGTATAAAGGAAATGGTGTTAAGTTTAAGTACCATCTATTTGACGACGGGTTCTTAACTAAGCCTGGGCTTAATATTGAGAAGATTAACTCCTTTCAATACGATTTAAGTTTTAAGGTAGATAAGAACATTCTTAACCAGATCTTTAAAGGTTCAGTATTTGCTTCAGAAACCAATAAAGTTTATTTTTATACTGAAGATCAACGAGTAGGAGACGGTTATAGATTAATGGCTGAGCTTACTGATAGGTCAAGACATAACACAGATAACTTTACAATGTGTATTGGTAATGTTGATCAAGAATTAGCACCTATACCAATTAACTTTGATAACGTCAGACTACTGAATAATATTAGTGGTGAATTCACTGTAAGTATTAATAAAGAGTATGGTGTAGTTGTGTTTGATCAAGTTGCAGAAGATATTAAGCTTAAATATATTGTTTCATCTCTTACTCAATGATACCAAAAAACCAAAAGAATAAACTTAAAACGGCTGGGTATTTTATTAAGCGTCTTAAAGATGCAGGATATGTTGTACTACGGATGTTTCACAAATATAGTGACAAGGATTCACGTAAGTGGACGATCTTAGTAGATCCAAGTGGTGCATCTATATACATTACATGTTTTGAGGATAGGCCATTTAGAGGAGAATATTTATTTAGTTTTGAAGATGGTAATCAACTTTTCGCAAGAGGTTATGTCTTGAAAACTAGTTCAATAGACGTAGTAATTGAACGGTTAAATGACCGTAATATATTACATGTGGATGATAATGATTTTGTGACTAAATATAAAAAGCATGAGTGAAGAAAGTGAAGAGCATTCAGATAAGAGTTTGGAGAAACTTTTAAATGACGCTCTAAACTTACAGTCTGATCAACTTAAAATATATAAGGATCAGAATGAGTTACGAGATAAATTAAAAAGTATAGTGTCAGAATATTTAGACTCATTTTATATATTTGGGTATGATATTAATGGAAAAACGATACTAATTAAAGGAGCTAAATCAGATCAGCAACTAGATGCTTTAGATACCTTAGCAATTAGACTTTTTATGGCGGGTAGTTTAGGTAGTACATATGGTAATGGATCCAGTTAAGAAGAGACAGACATATGCAGTACAGACAGGCGATTTTGTAGGTCAAATGTTTGTTGTTTGCGAGATAACAGACAAAGGAGTTGGGTGCCTTTCTGTGCCTGAAATGAAAAATGTTTTAGTACCCACAGATAAATGGTCATTCGGAAGGAACTCTGATATAATTGAGTATGTAGAGGAACTCTCACGAGATATCTTTGAGGTTTGCGCAGCACAATATAGTAAAAATGAAAACATTAATAATTGACGGTAATAATCTTATCCATAGAACATGGTGGACTGCTAAAAATCAAAGTAAGCGTCAGGATATTGAAGATGTAGAAAAAATTGCTCGATTACATATTTACTTTACTCTTAATGCTATCTACTCGTATGCAAATAAGTTTAAGCCTACTAAAACTATTGTAGTTTGGGATGAGAAAGAGGATTATCAACCAAATGTGCGTAAAGCGCAGTTAGATGGTTATAAGGGTAACCGCTCAAGTGATAGTACACCTCACCATCAGAATGATCGCATTAAAGAGCTACTTTCATGTTTAGGTATACCTTCTATTTTTCCTCGAGAACGTGAAGCTGATGATATTGTGGCTTATATCTGTAAGACCTTTGAGGGTGATAAGGTAATTGTATCTGTTGATAGAGACTTTCTTCAATTAGTTGATAAGAATACTATTCTATATGATGCTATTCGCAAGCGTGAGTTTGTTCTTGAGACCTTTACTGAGGATACTGGTTATACAAAAAATGAATGGCTTAACGCTAAATGTCTTTTGGGTGATAAGTCTGATAATGTTCCAGGTATTCCTAGATTTGGTAAAGCTAAAGTTCGAAAATGGCTTGATGGTGAGCTTACCCTAACAGATGAGCAGGAAGAGATCTTTACAAAAAATATGACTGTGTTCAATCTACAAGAAGTGATGCATCATGATAGTGAGAAAGAGTATTACCAGCAACAGCTTGATAGTACTGTTACACCCAGGTGGTCTGAATTCGTTACTTACTGTGAAGAATATGAACTTAGTAATATTCTTAAAAAGAAAGACCAGTGGCATAGCTTATTTGTGTTATCGAGTAAGTTGCTATCTATGTTTAAGTAGTATATAATACCTTTGTGATCTCATTACCTAGAGAGTACATTATTGCTAAGTTCTACGAATATGGTCGTAGTCCGATATATAATCGTTTTAATAATGTATATCAATGTTCTTGCCCGATATGTAGAGAGTCTTTAAAGAAGCGTAGATGCTATTATATTCCAGAAAATGATAACATCTACTGTCATAATTGTGGTTGGTCGAGTAAACCGATCAAGTGGATTAAAGAGGTAAGTGGCTGTACTAATCAAGATATTATTGAGGAAGTAAAGGATTATGACGTTGCAATAGATATTGGTAAAGACGAAGAGGTTAGACCAACTATACAAGTCTCAACACTACCAGGGGATAGTATTAATCTTTCAGATAATATGCAGCAATCCTTTTATAAGGATAATATTATTGTTAGAGCGTGTAACCATATTATTAAGTCGCGAAAATTAGACACTGCTGTTAATAGACCTGATAATCTTTACGTTTCATTAACAGATAAAGTTCATAAGAATAGAATAACAATACCGTTTATAAATGAGCATGGGGAAATTGAGTTTTATCAAACCCGTACTGTAAAGACGTCAGACTTAAAAACTAAGCCTAAGTATCTAGGTAAGGTAGGAGCAGAAAAAACCTTATTTAATATCGACAAAGTATCTAGTGATCACGATAATGTGTATATATTTGAAGGGCCCATTGATGCGTTTTTTGTTCGCAACTCAGTAGCTGTTGCTGGCATTACCGAGAGGGGTAGATCGTTTACTCAACGTCAAGAAGAGCAGCTAACTAACACGTTAAAATGGTATAATAAGGTGTGGATACTCGACTCTCAGTGGGGTGATAGAGCATCGATGATAAAGTCAGAAGCTTTACTGAAACAGGGAGAGGCAGTGTTTATATGGCCGGAAACACTTGGTAAAAAGTATAAAGACTTTAATGATTTAGCTATAGCTGCTAACAAAGATGAGATTAGCTGGAAGTTTATTCAAAAAAATACCTTCCATTCACTGGAAGGTATTGTTAAGATGACTGAAATTAAAAGATTTAATAATGTTTAGACTCCTCTAAACTGAGCGTTATCTGTTTGAGCGAGATAACCTCTAAACGATTCATTAAGTGAAGCTAACTCAGTCGCGACACGAGCAATCTTACGCTGTTCTGATTGTTTCATTCGATCAAATATCGTATCCGCTTGTGCATTAGCTAAAACTGCTTGAACAGAATTAGGATCTTCTGCGTCATTTAACATTTTAAGAAATTCATCACCAGATGCAATCCAACCTTTAAGAGTGTTAACTTGCTGAGCATGCACTTCAGCTGTTGCTTGAGCTGCTGCCGCTGCAGGGTCGTTCATGTCTAAAGTTGCATCTGCATCTGCCTCAACATCAACGTCGAAATCTTCTGCAGATGTATCATCATCAAGCTCAAGTTCAAATGCTTCTTTATCTTCGTCATTTTCTTTGAGTACTTTAAAGAACCTCTTTTCGAAATTTGTCATGTAATTATTTATGCTCTCGACTAAATAATTACATATGAATTCTGGATATTCTTCACCTTATTCTATTAGGCCTGACAATACCCCTATACAGCAAATACTTAATACTGATAATCAACAAGCAAAGTATAAAGAAGATGAAAAAAATCAAAAAGCACCACCACAACTTCCCTTTGAGCTTGATCGTATTACTGAAGTATTAGGTAATACATTTGTATGTTTAGCTGATGTACATAGAATGCTTAGTAATGTTAAAGAGAACGGTAGTGTAGATAAAAATAATGTTGAGGAATTGCAAGGTAAAATTGATAAAATTAACAACTTAATACTTGAACTTCCCAAAGATATAGCTAAAATATCTATATAATGGTAAAATCGATATTAATTACCGCTGTTGTATCAGCGTTATTCGCGTTTGGACTTAAAGAATTCATAGGCTTTTGGAATACATTTTCTCTAGTTACAGGTATTCAATTTATAGTGTTTTGGATTACTAATTCACGTTTACAGCTTGATAAAGACGCGTTATATAGTGAATTTGAAGTTAATCTCGACAATCTTTTGGAGCTAAGTAGGGTTTCAGTAGAATGTCCCTGCACAAACCATGTATTTGAAGAGGAGGTCTTTATGAACTCCGATAATATACATAGATGTCCTAAATGTAACAATAGTATCAAACTAGATGCGCAAATACGTGCAGTGTTACAGACAGATCCTGAAGAAATAACAGGGTAAAGGAACTATCGTATAATAAGTATATGAATAATACAAATAATAGTGATAATATCGAAATGAAGCTTAAGAATGGTACGACTGAGTATATGACTCAAGCAGAATTTTCGAGATGGGCGTGTTTAGTTGAAGGAATTCAAGCTGTTGATGAGAAGCTTTTGAATGCCAATGTACCAGAGGCTAACACCAAGTGGATTAAGCCTCTTGCTTTTGAAAAGTATATCCAAGAGCGTTTTCATTCAATGCTTCGTGACGTTGAAGTTGAACATAGAATGGGTAATATCTAGGCACTAGGTGTTGCACTAGGAGTAGGTGATATAGACGGTATCGGTGTATTACTAACAGACGGGGTAACTGATGTACTTAATGTAATTGATGGTGTTGGTGAAGCTACCTGAGATAAATTTGGTGTAATAGATATACTCGGTGTTGGTGATACAGATGGTAGAGGGGTATTACTAATCACCGGTGTTGAAGATGGTGTAGCAGTGGTAGATGTGCTTGGTGTTACTACAGGACTATCAGGTGTAGAGCTTGGGGTAATAGAAACTGTAGGTACAGGCGTGTTACTAATCACCGGTGTAATAGATACTGATGGAGTGATAGATACACTTGGTGTTACTGCAGGACTATCAGGTGTAGAGCTTGGGGTAATAGAAACTGTAGGTACTGGTGTTTGTGAAATTAGAGGAGTTACTGATAATGTAGGTGTTACACTAGGTGATAAAGGTACTACGCGAACTGGACATTCTAAAGTGTACTTCCAACATGGTAATTCATCTAACGGGTTTTGTACCGTAACATAAGCATCTCGAGTATTAGGACAATCTAGCCGAATAGTGACACTCCCTGTAAGAGATGTATCGATTTTGGGGTAACCATCAATAGCCAATGTTAAGCTACTATAATCTATATTACGGGTTATTAGCGCAGAAATAAACTGTTGACGTTTACTACCACCATAAGCATAATCAGCAGAGCCAATAAAGCCTGTATCTATAATTACAACTTCTTTATATGTGACTATGAATCGATCCGGTTCTCCCTCACAAACATCATAATTAAATGTAATGTTTCGTGCAACATCAGCAGATGGTGTAATATTAGGAGAACTTGGTGTTATTGATGGAGTAACACTAACAGAAGGAGTGACTGAAACCGATGGTGTAACCGATACAGAAGGAGTAATCGATACACTCGGGGTAACGGATACACTTGGAGTAACACTAACTGATGGTGTTACAGATACACTTGGAGTAACACTAACAGAAGTAGTAACGCTAATACTTGGTGTTACTGAAACACTCGGAGTAATACTTACTGATGGTGTTACTGAAACACTCGGAGTAATACTTACTGATGGTGTAGCACTAGCTCCCGGAGTAACACTTACAGAAGGAGTAACTGAAACACTCGGAGTAACACTTACAGAAGGAGTAACTGAAACACTCGGAGTAATACTTACTGATGGTGTTACTGAAACACTCGGAGTAATACTTACTGATGGTGTAACGCTAACCGATGGTGTAACACTCACAGAAGGAGTGACTGAAACAGATGGTGTAACGCTTACGGAAGGCGTAATCGATACAGATGGTGTCACACTTACACTTGGAGTAACACTTATAGAAGGAGTGACTGAAACACTTGGCGTAACAGATACGCTTGGTGTAACTGAAACACTTGGAGTAACACTTATAGAAGGTGTTACAGATACAGAAGGAGTAATCGATACAGAAGGAGTAACTGATACAGAAGGAGTAACTGATACACTCGGGGTAACGGATACAGAAGGAGTAACTGATACACTCGGGGTAACGGATACAGAAGGAGTAACTGATACAGAAGGAGTAACTGATACACTCGGGGTAACGGATACAGAAGGAGTAACTGATACAGAAGGAGTAACTGATACACTCGGGGTAACGGATACAGAAGGAGTAACTGATACACTCGGGGTAACGGATACAGAAGGAGTAACTGATACAGAAGGAGTAACTGATACACTTGGAGTAACGGATACAGAAGGAGTAACTGATACAGAAGGAGTAACTGATACACTTGGAGTAACACTAACTGATGGTGTTACAGATACTGATGGTGTTACAGATACTGAAGGGGTAACGGATACACTCGGGGTAACGGATACACTTGGAGTAACACTAACTGATGGTGTTACAGATACTGATGGTGTTACAGATACTGATGGTGTTACAGATACTGATGGTGTTACAGATACTGAAGGGGTAACGGATACACTTGGAGTAACGCTTACAGAAGGAGTAATCGATACGGATGGGGTAACAGATACACTTGGTGTTACACTAACTGATGGTGTTACAGATACAGAAGGAGTAACAGATACACTTGGTGTTACACTAACTGATGGTGTTACAGATACTGAAGGGGTAACGGATACACTTGGAGTAACGCTTACAGAAGGAGTAACAGATACACTTGGTGTTACACTTGTCGATGGAGTAACAGATACACTTGGTGTTACACTAACTGATGGTGTTACAGATACAGAAGGAGTAACTGATACAGAAGGAGTAACAGATACACTTGGTGTTACACTTGTCGATGGAGTAACTGAGACCGACGGAGTGACTGATGTAGAAGGAGTAACCGATACAGAAGGTGTAACGCTCACGCTTGGTGTAACGCTTACTGATGGAGTAACGCTTACGGAAGGAGTAATCGAAACCGATGGAGTAACTGAGACCGACGGAGTGACCGATGTAGAAGGAGTAACAGATACAGAAGGTGTAACGCTCACGCTTGGTGTAACGCTTACAGAAGGTGTTACAGATACAGAAGGTGTAACAGATACACTTGGTGTTACACTAACTGATGGTGTTACACTAACAGAAGGAGTAACCGAAACACTTGGTGTTACACTAACAGAAGGAGTAACCGAAACACTTGGAGTAACACTAACTGATGGTGTAACAGATACACTTGGAGTAACACTAACTGAAGGAGTGATCGAAACACTTGGTGTAACGCTTACTGATGGAGTGATCGAAACACTTGGTGTAACGCTTACTGATGGAGTAACCGATACAGAAGGAGTAACGCTTACAGAAGGTGTAACAGATACAGAAGGTGTAACAGATACACTTGGTGTTACACTAACAGAAGGAGTAACCGAAACACTTGGTGTAACAGATACAGAAGGTGTAACCGAAACACTTGGTGTAACACTAACTGATGGTGTAACGCTTACTGATGGTGTAACGCTTACTGATGGAGTAACAGATACAGAAGGTGTGACTGATACAGATGGTGTAACGCTTACTGATGGAGTAATCGATACAGAAGGTGTAACAGATACTGATGGAGTAATCGATACAGAAGGAGTAACGCTTACAGAAGGTGTAACAGATACAGAAGGTGTAACAGATACACTCGGAGTAACAGATACAGATGGAGTAACACTAACCGATGGGGTGACTGATACTGATGGAGTAACGGATACTGATGGAGTAATCGATACAGAAGGTGTGACTGATACAGAAGGAGTAATCGAAACCGATGGTGTGACTGATACAGATGGTGTAACACTAACACTCGGAGTAACAGATACAGATGGTGTAATGCTTACTGATGGAGTAACGGATACACTTGGAGTAACAGATACAGAAGGAGTAATCGATACACTTGGAGTAACACTTACAGAAGGAGTAACACTTACAGAAGGTGTAACGCTTACTGATGGAGTAACAGATACAGAAGGTGTAACGCTCACACTCGGTGTAACGCTTACTGATGGAGTAACGGATACAGAAGGTGTAACACTAACCGATGGTGTGACTGATACTGATGGAGTAACGGAGACACTTGGTGTAACCGATACTGATGGAGTAACGCTTACAGAAGGTGTTACAGATACAGAAGGTGTTACAGATACAGAAGGAGTAATCGATACACTTGGAGTAACACTTACAGAAGGTGTAACACTTACAGAAGGTGTAACGCTTACTGATGGTGTAACACTAACCGATGGAGTAACACTAACCGATGGTGTAACACTAACCGATGGGGTGACTGATACTGATGGGGTGACTGATACTGATGGGGTGACTGATACTGATGGAGTAACTGATACAGAAGGTGTAACGCTCACGCTTGGTGTAACGCTTACAGATGGTGTTACAGATACAGAAGGTGTTACAGATACAGAAGGTGTAACGCTCACTGATGGTGTCACACTTACGCTTGGTGTAACACTAACAGACGGTGTAATCGAAACTGATGGAGTAACGGATACAGAAGGAGTAACACTAACAGAAGGGGTAATCGATACTGATGGAGTAACAGACACCGACGGCGTCACGCTCACACTCGGTGTAACCGATATAGAAGGAGTAACCGATACAGAAGGTGTAATCGAAACACTTGGTGTAACCGATACAGAAGGCGTAACCGATACAGAAGGTGTAATCGAAACACTTGGTGTAACCGATACAGAAGGCGTCACGCTCACACTCGGTGTAACCGATACACTTGGTGTAACCGATACAGAAGGCGTCACGCTCACACTCGGTGTAACCGATACAGAAGGAGTAACCGATACAGAAGGAGTGACAGAGACAGAAGGAGTAACCGATACTGATGGAGTAACAGA